CGGGGTCGCTCGTTTCCCGCAGGTGTGGCGGACCACAGTGACTGCGCTGCCCTTGTCGTTTGTTTGGTTAATTTAGTGCGGATGGTGCACCGAGCGCTGCCGAGATTTTCCATCCCAATCGATCACACACCGCTGCCACATCACTTGCCAGGCAGCAGGAATGAACTGAAAGAAAGGCCCCAAATCTAGTGGGCCGTCCCCGTCCAGGATGTTCCTCTCAACGAGAAGTTGCATGGAGATGGGCACTTTGTACTTCATCTCATAGAACGCGCGCACCTCCAACGGCGGCGGCCCCAGAGCTTTAGCACCCACATGATACGGCCCCTTCTCATAGGGCGAATCATGAGCCCAAGCTTGGGCATGTTCAAACTCCATCTTCTCCCAATAGCTCAGGTGCAGGTCAAGTACCTTCCGGTCAAGAACGACGCCCGCCGTGTGGCGATACGCACGCACAGCTAAGGCCCACAAGATCGGGCAAGCACCGGACTCATACGCCAGTGAAAGGGCTTTTGCTTTAAACAGAACCATCAGCTTGCGCCGGCCGAAGCCCACATGATGTGAGCGCGACCAGGACAACCGTACCAACACCTTCAAGGCGTCACGCACAATGGCCCCTGTCTTCGGTTCGTAGCACAGTTGACAGAACACTCCTTCATTCGCCACGCGAGCCCAGACCATCTTGACAGTAAAACCGAGCTCAGCTGCAACGACATCAAACCGGATATGCACTCCCCGGGCCAGCCAGGCAATGCTATCGTCTCCTTCGACTAAAATGTCATACTGAGTCTCGTCAAGACCTGCTCTCCAACACACAAACAAAAACACCATAAGGTTGGTGAAACCATTACCTAGGGAGGTGTGCGCATCGCCTGACTTCCTGCGGCCTACAACACGCATTCGGAACAGTTTGTACACCATCGTCGTCATGTAGGCTCCCTCGCCTTTCATGTCACACACCATCTCCTCCAACAGTAGTGGGTTAGCGGCTTCCCGCAGCATATATCGCACCAGTTCAACTTCACACATCTCGATCAATTCCGGATCAAACGAGGCCTCAAATGTCTCATAGTCATTCTCCAATATACGACCAGCCCGTAGGAGACGTGCGGTGATCAAGTCCCTCCGCTCACGCGCGGAGGCATACTTGACAAAATACGGCAGCTGAGCATAGACGGCATCCTCCACAGCCTGGATGTACTGCATGTAACGCGCCCGTATTACAGGGCGACGACCGCAGATACAGCGAGCATGCTTGAATGCTTCATAAAACTCAGTCTTCGCAAAACACTTGCACGAAAAATATCTCCTCGGAAGCTGGAAGGGAGGGAAACGGTCTGACAAAGCCTTACCACGTCGGATCTCTTCCGCCTGGGGACCGGAGTAGTGGGTGCGCTTAAGTGCTTCTTCAAACTCAGGGATATCTCTCTTGGAGATTGGCCGGAGCTTGCTGCGGCAAAAGCGGTAGACAAACGCGCGAAAGGATCGACGCGTTGCGCGGTTAATTGGGGGTCTCAGACAGCCCTGCCGATGAATTGCACCGTCGATAACTGTTTTCTGGTCATAGACGTCCGCGTGCGGCAATACGGCCCCCGTTACATGTAGTCCGACAGAGACAGAGACAGGCGGCACGAGGCGCGCCCGCATGTCAGTGGGACTTACAGTGGTCGAGGGCGCTGGATCGCGCCGTTTGGGCATCTCATGCCAGCTCGAACAGTACCCCATTAAAGCTCGACGATGATTCACTGGTTTAAACGGGCTCTTGCAGCAGGGTTGGGAATAGACGCGTCGCGAGCGACGGCCTTAAGCACTTCCACAGTCCTCTGTTCCTGCTGCGCAACAGCTAGTGTGATGATGTATGCTGCGATTAGGGCGTTTTGTGCGGTTCGGTACCGGACGTCGTTGATGCCTTCCGTGTACTCATTTAAGACACCATTGATCCGCACATAGTATGTTTCAATGCCGGCCAGACGCTCTTCCATGGTCCCCTTCTGTGCTGTATAGGCCAAAATCTCGGCCAAAAACACAAGGTTCACCTCGTACTCGCGCGTGGCGACGACACAATCCTCACCCAGATCCAACACTTCGGGCACCACCGATTTTTGAGCTTTCGTCCGCGCCCACCAGAACGAAACGGCGCGCGGCAGCACGGCTATCAGCCACGGATGCATGAACATCAAAGTACGCACCTCTCTGACCTCACATCGGCTCTTAGCTCGCATTATCGGGCCCACTTGACACAACTCAGGCCTAGGATCGGCCTGCCGCAACTTCGCCGCCGCAGGCGGCGGCGGGGGCGGTAGCTGTAGGGGGTAGCGGTGGCGCAGCTCCATTTGAATCACGGGCCGCGGCTCTTCCGCTGAATCATGAACCCAGTCGCTGACCCGGGCACACAGTTTATGTGCGGCGTATAATGCGGCTGCCGCTCCAATGTTCCACGCCAACCCTGATGATGGTAGTCGGACTGCAGCGGAGACCAGAGTCATCTGAAATCTCCACCCGTTTGCAACAAACACACTGGGTATCACGTTGAACAGAGCGCGGCCAGCCTTCCAAACAGCCGCACACGTGTGCCAGGCCGAACCGCCCACGACCGCGAGGCGCACAATGTCAAAAGCCGTCTGGCCCACAAACAGAGCATTGCTCCAAATGGGGCCTGGCTTAAACACAGTGAACCCACGCGGCCGGGCAAGCTGCTCGACCACCTGCCTTTCAATGGGCAGGCCCAAGTCAATTGGGAACGTGTTCTCTTCAATGTCCACCGGCAGGACGGGCTTTGGGTCTGACGCTGGCGGCGCCGCGGTGTTGATGATGATGGGGCGCGCCCCTTCTCTCAACTCGGCGTTGTCTGCCGCCATTTCCTTCAATGCGTCACGAGCGCCGGCTTCCTTCGCCGACAACTCGACCAGCTGACTCTGCAACTGGCCCTGACCCCGCAATGGGCTCGAACCAGACAGAGGACAGTGGGCCTTCTTATGCCCTGGCCTGCCGCAACCAAAACACACTCGCTCGGAAGAGACACGAGCAAAGCGATCATCACTGCCGATATTTCGCGGTAGATCGGCAGATAGGTTGGCCACTTGAGCGCGGGCGATTGCGCTTTTGAACAACGACGCGGCCGTTGCGGCGTCATTAGCCGTCCCTCCAGCTGGACAACTGTGGGAGGCTGCCTCCTCGGCCAGGGACCCAACGAAGTCCTGGTCACGCTCCAATTTGAGCGGTTTTTCTAGATTTATCTCGTCAAAACGCATCCGGGCGGGGGGGTCATCCTTCACATTCAAAGATATTACTGCTCCACCCTCGCAATTGCTTGGAAGGGGAGGAGCCTGTGGTCTTGAGCCAACGGAAGCTGCTACTCCAGGGCTAGTGTAGCCTAGGGAGCGTGAATCCGTCCTGCTAGTCGCAGCACAGTTATCTTGATTAGCTCCAGAATCACAATTTGGTGTCTGCATGATGCTTTCAAAAAGATCTTCGCGGCTTTCCACGGTGTCATGTGTTTGTGGTGGGGCGTATTCTTCAGACCTGGTGGTCCTGCATTCGTGCCATTTAAGGCTAGCCCCGGCTTGAGCAACACAAAGCTCTTAGCCTAGTCCTGTTCCCCGTCTCTAGCGACTGGGGCGAGAAAAACAAATGCGGCAGCTACTCCGCTTAAACAAAACTTTGACGTTTTGATTTCCACAAGCCTTGTGGATGGTCAGCAAGCTCATACGACCGATTCTGCGGGAACACTTTCGTG